CCATATCTTAGTGACTGAGAAAATACTGTACTACCAACACCAGCAGCCCCTTGAATAGCTGAAGCGCCTGCTCCGCCACCACCAGCAGCCGCCGCACCACTTGCTGCAATAACATTAGCTGATGTTGAGTTAGGTTGACATGATACATAAGATATACCTCCTGAAGATCCTGTTGTTCTATCACCACCACCTGCACCACCTACACCTACTTGTATATAAAGAATGTCTGGTAAAATACTTGCTTGAAATTGTGCAGAGCATATACCTCCTGAACCTCCTCCTCCACCTCCGGTTGAAGAGTTAAGTGCAGAGTCATATCCTCCACCTCCACCTCCTCCAGCACCAATGATATAGAAGTGTACTAGTGAAATACCAGAAGGTTTGTTCCATACCTGCCATCCGTTACCATCTCCAGTAGAATAAAATAATTTTGTAATTTCTGAGTTGTCTGGTAAATGTAAAGTATCCATTTTAAGAACATGTTATTATTACTATTCCATCACCACCTTTTCCTCCAATACCACCGGTAGTACCACCACCTCCGCCACCGCCTCCAGAACCAAATGCTCCTTCACCTCCAGGTCCTCCTACACCTGTATTGAAACTACCACCGCCTGAACCTCCTGTGAAAAACATAGGAACTCTTGATGATAATAATTCTGAAGGTCTCATAGACATATATCCAAAACCACCAGGGTTTGTTCCTCCTGTTGCTCCACCTGAAATTGTTGGTATAATACCTGCACCTGTAATATCTCCACCTACATAAGAAGTGGTGTTTGCTGAACCTCCTCCCGCACCTGCTGAAATAGGTAAAGTTAAGGATATAGATGTACCAGCAACATTGGTTCCTCCAGCAACACCAGCTTGTCCTGCTACAAGAGAAATAGTTCCTAAGTAAGAAAGGATTCCTGCTGTTTGAGAAAATACTGTTCCTGCTATACCGCCTGTTGCAGATCCTGTACCACCTCCAGCTGTTGCAGCTCCAGAAGCAAGGATAATACTTGTTGCTAATGTATTAGGTTGTACACATACATAAGATAAACTTCCTGCGCCACCATTACCATTTCCAGCGGACCCAGCAGTACCACCTTTACCAACCTGAATATATAAAGTATCTGGTAATAGTGATGCGGGAAATGTACCTCTAGCAATTGCAGAAGAACCACCACCGGCTCCTCCAGATCTTGTTGTTCCTGAAGAACCTGAACCACCTCCTGCACCAGCACCTCCACCACCTAAAAGCAAAAAGTTTACAATCTTAGCATTTCTTGGTTTAGTCCATGTATGCCATGCACCATCATTAGAAAAGAAAACCTGGTTGGCTCTATCAAAACCAGGCAAATGCATTCCATCAAACATATCTTAGAAATTAGGTTGTGGAGGGTTTGCATCAACTACATGATAACCATATGGTGGTTCAAGATTTAATGTTGACCCATCTAACCCTATATAAGCAACAACATTACCATCTTTATCTACATATTGATAAAACTGTCCGGAATACTTAATTCCAGGATATGTTTCTTCATCTTCAAATTCACATAAAATGTACTTCATTGGTTTATTTTTAATTATTAATATGCTCCACCAGGAATTGTTCCATGGTATCCAGCTGCAACAGCAGTACCCAAAGTTACATAAATTTTATAACCTGGGTTCAATGCAAACCCCATTGGTAATTCTTGAACTGTTAAAGCACCTGTTTGAGAAACCGTTGTTGCTGGTAAAGTAATCTCATCCCATAGAATGTTATTTGGTGCTGTACTTGTTGCTGCGCCGTTATTAATCCAAACTCTAGCAACTGTAGCGACATTAGTCCCTAAGGATCTAAATCTAATTCTAGGAATATATCCACCATTAGCAGCATCTGCTGTAAATATTAAGTAACTTGTACCTGCTGTTAGGTCTATAGTAGTATTAGCTGCTGTCATAGCACCTTGTGACCACTGTACACTTCCTACTCTTGAATATATAGGAGTTCCATTTCCTGCCATAATTATTATCTATTAAATTAATTAAATCATAAAATTCCCTATAGTGAATGCATTTGCTAAACCATAGTTAAAACTACCAGATCCTCCACCTCCTGCGGTTACTGCAGCATCTACATAAGCTGTTGTAGCTACTTGAGTATTATTTGTTAATGGAGTTGCTGTTGGAGCTGTTGGTGTTCCTGTCAATGCGGGAGAAGCTAAAGGAGCTTTTAAAGCAGTATTTCCATCTAACTTATTTATTGCTGTTAAAATAGAATCTGCTGCACTTACTGTTCCTGAACCTGAAACAAATCCTGTAATAGCTTTACCAGTTACTGTACTTGCAGATATTGATGTGGTAATAGAAGTAGCTCCTGAACCTGTTATATCACCATTTAATGTAATAGTTTGATTCCCCGTTATATAAGTATTTGTATCTAAAGCAAAGGTATTAGCACCTGTCATTTTAATAAAAGGTGTACCACTTACGTATGATAATGTAGAAAGATTTGTTAGTATTGTACTTCCTGCTTGTTTAGAGTTCCATGTTGTTGCTGAACTAATATAGGTATCTCCAATTGCTCCTATATCACCAGAACCTAATAAACTTACACCGGCAACAGTTTTAATATTTGTACCTGATACAAGTGTTGATTGTTTATTTGCTATGTTTCCATCTAACTTATTGATAGCTGTCAAAATACTATCTGCTGTAGTAATTGTTCCAGCACCAGATACAAAGCCTGTAATTAGTTTACCTGTAACTGTTGATGCTGATATACTTGTTGAAATAGATGTAGATCCAGATCCAGAAATATCTCCGCTAAGAGTTATAGTTTGATTTGCTGTAAGATAAGTTGAATTATCATAGCTTATTGTTGTACCAGAAATTTTAACAAAACCTGTTCCACTTAATGCAGATTGTTTGTTATTAAAAGTTGTCCAATCAGAAGATGTTAAATAACCTCCTTGGGATCCTGATGCAGCTTGTATTGTAAATACCCCAGTAGTATTATTATAAAATAATGGTGATGAAGCAGAAAGAGCTGTTAAACTAATACCACCTAAACCTGCCAATGTATAAGTAGGAATATTTATGGTATTACTTATAAAAGTAGCAGAACCAGAATTACCAGTTGTCGTAAGTGATATTGCTGCTTGTTTTCCATTAAATGTAGACCAGTCAGTAGAACTTAAGGCACCTCTATTACTTGCAGATGCCGTTGGAATATTTAATGTAATAACTGGTGTTGTTGTTCCATTTGCTACAGTTGAACTTATATCTGTTCCCGTTGTACCGATTGTTAAAGCTGCTACAGAAGTAACACTACCTGAGCCTTTGTTATTAAATGTATTCCAGTCTGTAGAACTCAGATAACCTGATTGAGATGTTGTTGCTTGCTGTATTGAAAAAGCACCTGAACTATTATTGTATGACAATGGTGTACTTGCTGTCAAGCTTGTTAAAGAAATACCTCCTAAACCAGCTAAAGTATATGTTGGTATATTCAGGGTTGTTCCAATAAAAGTTGCACTTCCTGATGAACCCGTTGTTGTTACACTTATAACATTTTGTTTAGCATTCCATGTTGCTGCAGATGAGATGTATGAATCAGCAATAGCTGTACCTTGCCAAACTCCTGAAGCAATTGTTCCAACTGTATTAATATCTGTACCAATTAATTTACTAGCAGATATTGAACCTGCAAGCATTGCATTAGTTACACCTAAGTTTGATATAGAAAAGGAGTTACTTATTAGTGATAAACCTGAACCAGCTGAATAAGTTCCTGCACCTGATATTTGCCCAAATGTAATTGGTGTAACACCAATAGTAACATTTGTTGTAGTACAAGTCCACTGTGTATTTTTATAAGTACTTCCTTGTTCAATTGCTACTGTTGCTGTCTCAAGTTCAATTGATGTTGATACATCAGTTGCTCTTGACCATACACCACTTGCTACAACATATATACCATTATCTGATGCAGTTGACTGGTTCTTAACAAGAACTCTATTACCTGTAGTTAATGAAACACCGTCAATTGTTAAAAATCCACTAAGTGTTATATTGGATGTAGTTGCAACAATACATGAGTTTTTCCAAGTAATACCTGTTATGAGGTTGTCTACATATTGTTTTGTTGCTGCACCTAATGATGCTGTAGGATCTGCATTTAATATCAGATTCCCAGTCATGGTTCCTCCTGATAAAGCTAATCCTCCAAGACCTCCTAATGTATAAGTTGGGATATTTAAAATATTACTTGATAATGTTGCAGATCCACTATTTCCAGTAGTAGTTAAACTTGTAATTCTATTGGTATATGCACTATTCCAATTTGCTGATGAAGAGATATAAGTATCAGTGATTGCTCCTGCATTCCATACACCTACTGTTATTGTTCCAAGAGTGGTAATTGTATTAGTTCCTACCCAAGTACTTAATGCAGTATTCTCTACATTACTTAAACCTACATCTGCTTTAGTTGGAGTGGAATAACTTAAAACACCAGAACCATTATTCTTTAACCAACCTGATGAATTAGAAAGAGCTCCTAAAGTAGAAAGTATAGTGTATGCTGTTTGCTTACCATTAAAAGTATTCCAGTCTGCATTATTTAAATATCCAGATTGTGACGTATTTGCAACTTGTATTCCAAATACTCCTGTAGTATTGTTATATGTAAGAGGAGATGTAGCAGATAAATCAGTTAAAGCAATCCCTCCTGAATCAGCTTGCCAAGTTACTATACCAGAACCATTTGTTTTTAATATTTGATTTGCAGTACCATCTGTATTAGGTAGTCTATATGCATTATTAACATGCAAGTAGCCAGCTAAATAAGTATCTATAGTAACTCCTTGTGCACCAATAGTTGTGGTATTTGTACCATTACCTATTGTATTATAACCAATCACTATTTGATTAGTATCCGTTGCGTTTAATGATTTAGTATTTATACCAATAAATATTGATTGATTAGGTGTTGTATTAACACTTGACCCATTAGAAAGAAAAGCTCCAGCTTGAGAACCTATACCAATATTATTTGAACCTGTTTCATTATTAAACAATGCTCTATAACCAAATGCCACATTATAGTTACCGGAAATATTGTTATATAAAACTTCTTGTCCAAATGCATCATTTACGGTACCGGTAGTATTCAAGTACATAGCAGTTAATCCAATGGCATTATTGCTGTCAGCAGTACTATTATATAAAGCATTTCTACCAATAGCAATCAATGATGAACCAGTCAGGTTACTGTATAATGCAGTTGATCCAATTGCAATAATATTATTTCCTGTAGTATTATTAAACGCTGACTCATAACCAACAAAAGTATTATAGTTACCAGTTGTGTTATTTACACCAGCATCCATTCCTAATGCTGCAAGATATGATCCAGTAGTAGTGCTTTGTAATACTCCATATCCGATGCCTGTATTTCCAGATCCCGTAGTATTCTCTCTTAATGAATAAGCTCCAACTCCAGTATTTGGACCTGAAGTATTGTTCAAAAGAGATCTAAATCCTACTGCAGTATTTGAATTACCAGTACTATTATTTTGTAATGTTTGATGTCCTATAGCTGTATTTTGAATACCTGTAGTATTCCCTAATGCAGATTGACTACCAAATGCTGTTATTAAAACTGTACTATTTAATGCAGATTGGTAACCAAATGCAGTTAAACTATATACTCCAGAAGCAGAAAAACCAGCTTGATAACCAACAGTGGTATTATTACCTCCTGAAATATTGGAATTAAATGCTTGTTCACCTAGTACTGTATTATTGGCTATATTATTTGGACCTCTACCAATAGTTATATTATTTACTAACATATCACCTGTAGAAGTAACATTACCTGTTGTTATCCTATACGAGCCTGCATTCCAATCAGCTGTTAATGCAATTGATCCATCAGCTTTTAAAAATACGGATGAAATATAAGAATCTAAAATAGGTGAACCATTCCAAACACCACTACTTATTGTTCCTACAGTAGTAATATTTCCAGAACCTCCCCAAGTTGATAGAGCTGTATTTTCTACATTACTCAATCCTACAGCAGATTTATCTAATGTTTGCCATGATTTATCACCTCTCCAATATTGAGAGGTAGTGCCTGATGTAATACTAGGTTCTTTACTATTAAAATTATTCCAATCAGTTGTACTTAAAACACCTCTGTTTGTTGATGATGCTGTAGGAAAATTAAATGTATGAGTTTCAGCTGTACTAAATATATTAACATCCGTTCCCGCTGAACCAACTGAAAAGTATTGTGTTGGTTTACTCAGACCATTTAATGTAACTACACCAATAGAATAAGTAGTTTGTAATTGGGCTAATCTTGAATCTTGTGTGTATAATGTAACAGTTCTACTTCCTCCAAAATTTCCAGCAGTTAATCCAATAGCTAGTCTATCTGTTGACAATAATGTAATACCTGATGGTATTGCAATAGTGAAGGTGTACAAATCAATTGTTGTACTATTAGTAATTGATTCAGGTGATCCTGTTGCAAGTAATGTAAAATTTGTTCCATCATACTTATAAAGTTTAGGTTGTATTGTACAATTTCCAGAATTATTATTTTGTGAAAAATACATTCTACAAATCCATGATCCTGAAGGAATGGTAAGTTGATCAGGATCATTTACATCTGTTAAAAAATATACGGTATCTGATCCAGATGTTAAATTAAAATTTACAGCTGTTCCTGTATTTGCATTTTGACTTATTTGATAATAAGGGTTTCCACCAAAAGTTCCTTGATTGACACCACCATTTAAATAATAATTTACACTACTTCCTCCACCGCTTATTTCTGGAAATGTAGATAATTGACCATCACCTCTTACATATTGAGAAGCTAATCCAGCAGCACCAATATTGATTGTACCTGAAGTTGTTATTGGAGAATTAGAAACTGTAAATGCAGAAGGTACTGTTATACCAACACTTGTGACACTACCTGTACCTTTATTGTTAAATGTATTCCAATCAGTTGCTGATAAATAACCATCTTGAATTGGAGAAGCTTGATATATAGAAAGATTTGGAGTTAACCCACCTGATGATAATAATGGTAATGTTGCAGTTACAGATGTAACACTACTGCCTCCAATACTTAAAGTAACATCATTATCCACAGTTGTTAGCGTTACATCTCCTGTAAAATTTAATGTTCTAAGATTGGATGTTACAATAGTACCATTATCTTCAACAATGATTTTGTTTATTAAAGTAATTTCAGTACTCATTCTAATTCAAGAATTGGTTAAAGTAAATGTATTATGCTAAATATGCAATTAATAAGGTTGTACCATCTGCATCATAACTAATAGTACTTATGATATTATTTAAAGCTCCTGCATCTAAATTAATAATTTCAGTTGGTAATAACTCAACACCATTAACAGTAGCCGGATTTGTACCAACATTTGCAATTGAAATACTGCTTATATTTGTTAAAGTTGCAGCTCCATTTGTTCTAAGAATATGCGCTGTTTTAGTTTGAGGTGCAAGATATGATCCTGAATTACCTGTAAAAGCTTGAAAGATTTTATCTAAACCTAACAACACTTTATATTGCCAAGGATAATTATTTCCTTGGTTTCCTGTATCTTTTAAATTTCCGATTGACATGATATAAATATTTAGACTATGTATAATAATATAATCAAAAAAATTCACATAAACAAAAAACCCCGGAAGTTAATCCAGGGTTTAAGAAAGGAGTCAAGCAATGACTATTCTGTTACTACTTCTAAAGTAGATTTTACAGGAACTAATCCATGTACAACATTCAACGCTACCAAGATTTGATTGGTATCAGCTAATGTAAATACACCTTTTAGATTAGCTGCATTCAATGCTTACTCTAATACTTTAATTGCTTCAGCTGGTTTCATAGTTTAAATTTTTGTAGTTTATAATTACTGAGTTGTAAATATAATACATTTAAACTTATTGTATAGCTTGCAATTGAGTTTTTTGTTCTGGAGTTAAAGAATTAACAAACCAATCTTTACCCAGCATAATTTGTATATGCTGTACATTTCTGTTAAGAACATTTGTTTGTTCTTCTGTTAATGTTGATTGAGCTTTTAATTCTGTAATTAAAGCTACACTATCATAAGCTGCAGATATTGCTTTATTAATTTCTTCTTGAGTTAATTCTTGAGTTGTCATTTTATTTATTTTTTTAATTTATACTAATAATATTTTTCTTGGTACACCATTAATAATAACATTCCATACTTGTGAAGAAGTATGACTTTCTGTTGTTACTGATCCAGCATTTACACTAGATGAACCTACTACAAATTGATTTGAACCTGTAGCTGTTGCACCAGATCCAATAATTACAGATCCTGAATAATCACCATTTACTGCAGTATTCATACCAATTGCTGTATTATCTGTACCAGTTGATAAAAAACTTTGAAGTGATTGATAACCAACTGCAGTATTATAATTACCAGTAGTTAAGTTTTGCAATGCTCCTGCTCCAGATGCTGTATTTGCCGCACCTGTAGTACAACCGTTTAATGAAGTTGCACCATATGCTGTGTTAGATGAACCAGTTGTGTTTGTATAAAGTGAGCCTTGACCCATAGCTGTATTATACTGCCCTGTGGTATTAAAGTTTAATGCTGTATGCCCGACTGCTGTATTTATTGAACCCACATTATTATTTAAAGCATATGCTCCTACTGCTGTATTATATGCACCAGTTACAGTGGATCTCATTGCACTATGTCCTACAGCTGTATTATAAGATGATGTTGTAATCTGGTTTAATGCAAATACACCTATACCTGTATTATAACTTCCTGTTGTTATAGAAGTTAAAGCTACGCATCCAATTCCGGTATTATTAATACCAGTTGTTAATCCATATAAAGTTTGAACACCTAAACCTGTATTTTGATAACCTGATGTTGCGCGGTATAAAGCTTGATCTCCTACTCCGGTGTTTGCATAACCTGTAGTAACAGCAGATAATGTATTATTACCTAAGTATGTATTTTGATTTACATATGTCGGTAAACCTACAGATAAATCACCACTACCTAAAACAGAATTACCATTAATAGTTTTGATATTACTACCTGATACTAAAGTTGCCTGAACAGAAATATCACCTGATCCTAAAATACTAGTACTATTAACTGTTTTAACATTGGTTCCGGAAACCAATGTTGCTTGAACATTTATGTTACCTGATCCTAATAAACTTGTAGAGTTAATAGATTTAATGTTACTACCTGATACTAATGTATTTTGTTTACCATTTACTTGAGATTGTACACTATTAACATTTGATTGTACAACATTAATATTTGATTGTAAATCATTTAGTGAATTTTGTAAATCTGTTTGATCAGAAAGAGTTCCTGTAATTGTACCCCATGCGGGAACACTGCTAATTTGAGATTTTAAATCTCCAAAAGTTACACCTAAAGTATTTCCTTGTAAACTACTTCCTATTGATACAGGTATCACAGCATTATCTGGAACATCTGTTATTATATTTTGAGCCGTAATAGGATACCCAAAATTTATTTGTCCTTGAAAACTCATAATATTTATTTATTAGTTCATTGCTTGCCAAGCTGTACCGTTATATACTTTTGCTTTATTTAATGTAGTATCATAATACATTTGTCCTGCAATAGCTGTACCCACAAATGTATTTACTGCTGCATCATTTGTAAAATGTGGTAGCTTTGGTACTGTAGGTAAAAGGTCTGATTTCTTGATAGCTACTGTCAAGTATTTATCATCTCTGTTTGGATCAGGTTCTCCCACTGCAATTAATGCATCATCTGTTACTGACGTTACAATTCTATTATTCTTAGTCCAATTAAGCCAATTAAAAATATCCATGATTATAAAAATTTATGTTATACTTTAATATACAAAATTAATTCCACAAAAAAAAGTCCTTAGTAATTAAACCAAGGACTTTAATAGAAATAGAATTAAACTAGTTACATATGAAAACCTAAAACAAATGATATAATTAACATCGTTACAACAATGGCATTAGCAATAAGAATACTATCTCTATCTTCATTCCATACATTGTGTATTCTATTAAAGACAGGTTTTCTTAACTTGTCTTGTACTTGAAACAAAACAAGTATAGTGATAATACCAAATATGTACAATATTATTTTCATAAACTATCAATTCTTCTGCGCAAATATATTAAAGCTTTTTGTAAATCCTCCTTTTCTTTTGCAGGATCTTTCTTTCCAGCGCGCGCAATGTATTTAATTACATTACCAAGATAGAAATCTTTGTCAAGTTTCCAAGCTTCTAACACAGCAAATACTTCATATGGATTATCAGCCCCACCATAATGAGCAGGTCTAATAGCTTCCATCTTCTCACAAAACAATTGTTCTTTTGAAGCACCTTGGTTAGCAGGTAATACTGCTTCAATAGAAGCGGATTGCTCTGCTCTTTCTTTCAAGATTTGTTTTCTTTGCTCATTCATGTAAGTATCGTAATCTAATGTTCCCATCTTAGTATTTAAATGCAATGTCAAATTCTTTTACTAATAACTTCATTTCTTCACCGATCATGATTTTCTCAGCACCTTCTAAAGCAAATGTTTGTACATATACTTTATCCCCGGTTTGAACTTTTTCTACTTCATCCCCCACGGCAAATACTTCAAGTTCTGTCCATTTCTGGATAGCTTCTTTTTCGCGCGCTGCTTCTTGAGCAGGACTTAATTCAATAACTGGTTTCTCAATCTTTGGTACATTGATTAAGATTCTTTTTCCGAATAACTGTTTCATAATTTATTGTTTTTATTTTGTAAAGTTATTAATTCTTTCACTTAAGATACCTCTATAGACTTCCATTGTTTCTAATTCTTTAATCAATGATTCTTTTTCTACAAGATCTAGTTCTGTTTTAAATTTGTGGGTAGCTAAAAAAGTTTTTAATTTAATTATGTCAATTTGTAAATCATTATGCTCTTTTATAACTTTTAGTTTATACTCATCTGTATTATTTATTAATAAGTTTAACTCAGAGTTTAATTCTTTTGATATATGCTCAATGCAATCACGTTCAGCTTCTTCATAAGAAACTAAGTCTGTTGCTCTAACAACTAATGACAATTTTTTTGTATTTCCTTTTTCAAGTTGCTTGTATATCTCAAAACCCCAGATATCTTCTTTATCTTCCATTTTGAAAATGTAATGGTTATACGTAATAAGACCTATATAGCCAAAATGTTTTCTGAATAATTCTAATGTGTACATGACTTTATTTAAATGTGATTACTTTTACTACTGCCATTTGCGCGCTTACTAATTCACCAACAGCATGGTCAAACAATAAGCTCTTAACAGGACTTCTTGAATCTGAAGTATAACTGTCTTTAAGAATGTTTGCTACCTCAGCAAATAATTCTTTTATTTTAGCTACACCAGCATCATTAGAGGGATTGAATTCAATACCTACTAACTGTTCTCCAAATGAAAGCACCTTAGTTTCATTAAGCTCTATTCCTCCTTGAGCTCCTTCTGGAATGTTTACAACTATCTCACTCATTTTTTATAATTTTTAGTGGTTAATACTAAATGCTGAAGCCATCCTTTCAATGCTTCAAGCTTTTGTCTGTTACTTGTTTTACTCATGATTATTTATTTTAGGAATAGCTATTGCTCTAAATATTCCTGGTTTATATTCTTCATAACTTCCTGGATGAAGTTCACAATTCTTATTCTTTGCCATTTGTTTGATCTTAGCAAAAGCTAATTTATAATCAGCATATGCTACAACAAAATACATTCTTCTATGAAAAGGGATCAAACAACATTTCTTCAAATCACTTCTCTCCGGCATGACTCTTAACCTTTAGGTAGTTCTCCTCAAAAAGATCTGGTCTGTACACTGAAAGTCTTCCTTCACTATCCTTTACAATGTAATCTCCAGGATGTGTTCTCTTTGGACCCAAAGATGTAGTAACATATAAAGCCATCTGATTAGTATTACTAGGAATAATAAACTCAGCAGCACCGGAGGTAAATACAAATACATCTGATCTATCTCCTTCAACATATCTCAATACATCAACATATGTTGGTTTTGTCATGTATCTTCCACTCATTTTATGCATAATTTTTAGTGTTGCTAATAGGAGCTAAAGCTTCATCATGACCATCTTCATCAAAGTCTCTAGCTAACAAATCAAACTTTGCTTTCTCTAATAATCCTACTAAAACTGGGATAGCTTTTTTTTGGAATTGTGCCGTTCTAATTTCAAATCCTCCCTCTGGATATGAAAGGATTTCTAAAACCTTTATAGGTTCTTCCGCTTTTTTGTTTTTTGCCATTGTTGATAATGTTTGTTGGTTGTACAAATATAAAAAACTTTTCTAAATAAAAAACCCAAGCAGTAATTCTTGATCAGAGAAACTTACTTGGGCTTGTCAATGGTTATATAATAACTACTTTCCCACTAACAGAAAAGACCAGAGATAGTGAGCAGATCTTACGGTATGCCTCCTGGTACTTGACCTGCAGATACTATCCACAGGGGAGTTGCACAGATGGAAGGACTCGAACCTACAACTACTGGTTTTGGAGACCAGTGCTCTACCAATTGAACTACACCTGCATAAAAAACCCCGGCTTAGACAAGGGTACCGGGGTTTAACATATTAGGCTAAAGCGGAAACAGTACCTAAAATGACATAGCACAAATATAACACATTTTTTTATTCTAAGGTAGAAGTAGATACTTTTTAATTTAGCCCCGCGCTCTTTGGCCCTTATGTTACCACATAGTAACTTACCAAATGGTAATACAGTTGTGAGAGCTTTACTAATGGTTATATGAGCTTATGGGTTAGGGGATTTATTATAGGCAGTAGGATGTTGGTGCCCCCCACTGCAAGCCTCCCCCCTCAGATAAATCTTCGGGGTACCCCCTATGCCTTTGCCCTGCTGGCTTGCATACAGCTGCGCCAATTAACTTTTTCCTACCGGAGAAAAAGTTTGCTTGGCTTGCTGTAACTAACCTCATTGCACAGACCCTATCTTTTTCTAACCCTTAACTTAATTGGATAACAATTATTAATTAACCAAAAACAAAAAAAGTTATGAAAGCAATTTTCAAAAGTAGCTACCCTGCAAAATCAGAAAAGTTAGGAGACTATGAAATGTGGGTATTCACAGTGAATGGTACACAAGAAGAGATTGATCAATATGTACAAGACAATCCTAAAGCACCTATTGATGAGGTAACAGGCAAGCCGTTGTTCTTAACGGCATATCCAGTTATTGGATGTGATAAACATCCTGTAGAATTATACCGTTCAAGAGCAGGTAAGTATGGTCTTGACAATGGTGAACTTAGAAGAGCTCAATCCATTGCAAAAAGTATGGGAGCTACACAAGAGTTCAATACAATTGCAATGAACAAGTTGACAGGAAAGTTATTTGGTAACAGAACTGCATCTGTTGTATCAGTTGCAGACATTGCTGATGAAGTTGCAGAAGAAGCTGACTTAGATAATGTCTAAGTAAGAGAGACTACCCGAAAGGGTAGTTTCTTTTTTACAAGTCTTCCCTATTCTTTGCTAACCCTTTACAGAATTTGCAATTGTCATTAAACATGCCAATTGCTTTAAGCTGATAGTTATCTTTTTTATATGTTAATCATGTTAACTCTAAAGCCCATGGAGTAGTTATCAACAATTATTATTGTTTTTAAGCTAATTGTCAATTGAAGTTTTATCTACACGGTGGAGAGGTAGCACCTGATTTAGTTGTTAACACTGTTAATCAACTAGTTATGATATCAACAGTAGTTATCAACAATTGAATAACTAATGAAGCTGTGACAGATTAAGTAATTGTAACTAATTGAAACTTATGTAGTTAAAAATTGTGTTAAAGAGGGTGAGAAGTTGTTTGGGAGTGTCAAACTCTCCTTACATCTTTACTACATCTTGATACTACAGATTCCTCTAACTAGCTCAGACTACACATTTTATATAGCTAGAGTAGGCATTCACACATTAATAACAGTACAACTATACTAATCAGTATAACACTATATTATCACCTTTACTATTATCTTATCTATTACATTAGAGAGATAGAAGTTGACAGTAAGGGCTACCGGAACTATCAATATCACTAACTAATAAACATAAAGTACCATGATTCAACAAGAAAAAGAATTATTAAGACAAGCTTTTATCAAAGTATATGACAACTTAGATGAAGTAATTAAAAAAGAACCAAGTATAAATACTTATAAAGGTATATGTGCTTTATTAGCTCATTTATATCAAGTTTCTGAAAGTCTTACAGCTTATGAATACTGCAGACTTACAAAGTATGTAAATGAGAATAGACCAAGTAAATGGTCTTCATATTCTGCATATAGAGCAAAAGGTATTGGTTATTTCTGGTTTCCAGGAGATTGGAAGATCAGAAAAAGATGGATTAAAAAACAAATAAAAAAGCTATCATAATTTAATTAAGATTGTATGACAAACTATTATTGGACCATGCAGAATGGTAAGAAAATAAATGTTGATGATATGAATATCACACATTTAAGAAACACACTCAAAATGATTTTGAGAAATGTTGAAGCTCAAAAAGCACAAGTATCAAAAAAGAAAAGTGTTTTCCAATTACATGGAGATATAGCACAAGATCATTTTGATACTATGATGGATAATGAATGGGCAGATGAAATGAATTATCATCAAGGATTGTAAATTTAAAACCTAAATACCATGACAAAAGAAATGAAAGCATACTGGATGGTTAATAACCAACTAGTATCTATAGACACTATGTCTGTAGAAGAATTAAGAGCTGCTTTAAAAGAAGTAGCAAACCTCCAGGGTTCTATCAAAGCACCAGAAGAAACAGTTGTATTTAATGACCTCTTTACCTTTGAGTTTTAAAATGCCCAAAAAAAGTATAGACTGGCACATGAAAGTTGCCAGACTATACTCACTAAAATGGACAGTAAATGATATTGCTGCTCATCTTAGAGTAGATATTGAACTAGTAAAATACAGTATTGCTGTACATTCTAAAATAACAGGATGGTACACGGAAGGTATTATAGGAGTTCAGTTTGGAAGCAAACAAGAAGCTTACCAAACAGAAAAAGAAATGTTGAAAGGGTACAAGCCACCCAAATACTCTGAGTTGAGTGAAGAAGAAAAGGCTATTTATAAATCTATTTAAATAAACTACCATGAAAATTGAACCATTTAAAAAAATTAAAAACAGAACATTAGGTGTTGAATTAGGTCATCATCTTTGTGTATTAGCATCTTATGCAAATGATGCAGAAAAAATTGGCTATAAGCCTAAGTCCAGACTAACAAAAGCATTCTACCATAAGTCTGGTACTGAGTTAAGATTAGAAGCTTCACAAAAAATGAAGCTGATAACAGCATAACTTTCATGGTAGGAAGGGAAGGTTAACAAAGACTCTGTTTAAATACAGAGTCCAAGTTAGCCATATATTGACATTAAAAACTAAAACAAAATGAAAAAACTATTATTATTATTGATGCTTGTAACAGCATCATTTGTGTACTCTCAATGGGGTTATGACCGTATGGTTGGAGAAAATGGAGCCTATGCTATTGCATATTCCAAAGATATAGAATCAGGTAAGTATCTGAAAATGGAATGTCTGAATGGAAAAATTATTTTATACATTCAAGATAATTACACTGCTACTGAGGCATTTGTATCTGTAATATTTGTTACACCTAGAGGTAACTATGAAGTTAAGTTTCATGGTGTTGCTAAAGATAATGGTAGCATTATGTTGCTTGAAAGTGATTTAGCTAATGCTTATTATTTAGATTACTTTAAACAATCTACACAAGCTGTAGTAAAAATGACATTTGATATCTATGAAGACTTATACTATGCATTCAACATGAAGTATAGTAGTGGAGCTTTTAATTTCATGTATAATAACAGATACTTATGACACACGTTGAAGAATTAAAAAGAAGAGTTTATGATCTTGAGCTGTATTACAGTCAAGTATCAATAAACTATCCGGATAATCCGGAAAAAGAGGCTAAGCTTAAAGAAATCAATGATCAAATAATTGATTTTGAAAAAGCTATCTTTAACATAGAGACAACAAAAGCAGTTAAATTATTTGAACAAGCAGTCTACACAACAGTAGCAATACTTGCTGTAGTTGCAATATACTATATATTATGCTTATACCTAAAAAAGTAAGATGTATTGATGGTCAAGGAAGTTTTATAACTGGAAATGAATATAATGTAGATCATGATGGATTTATTTGCTTTACTCCATTAGAAGTAAGTGGTAAAAAATGGAATTCTAAACCTAAGGGAGGATCTGTCTTTGAACCTATCTACACAGAGGAAGAATTACTAGAGTATGCTGAAAAGATGTATCCAATTGGTACAAAATTTAAAACTGCTTCTAAAGCAAATAATGAAACATTGACAGCACATTATTCACCAGCAATCGATTTGAACGGAGATGTTGAAGTTGGAAGTGGTTATCTTTATTACAAATCTACCAATACTTGGGCTGAGATTGTTTCTGAACCTAAAAAAATTGAATCATTTGCTATTATGTGTCCTCGAAATTATGGTATCAATGATATATGGGAAAAATATATAATTTGGTTAAGGAATAAAGGAGATAATAAACCTGCAGGAACAGTTTGTGGTATTTATTATGGTATTACTAAATCAGGAAAAGTAGATTTTAGCAATTGTATAGACTGTTTTGATGAAATAAAACCATTTGAATATATCTATGAGTTGTTAAATATTCCTATGATTGAAAAAGTAGGTGAATCTTTAGAAGCAAAGTATGCTGTACAATTAGCTAAGGTAAAAAGATTATTTCCAATAGGTTCATTAGGGGAAGTGATGCGCTGGAAGGGTAATGGTACAATAGAATATAGAATGAGTAAATTAATTTCAACTATAGTTGATAACAATGAAAAGCTTCCAACAAAACTTCTTTCTTCAAAGAAAAAGAAACCTTTACTCAAACAAGTTGTTGCTATGCCAACTATAAAAAATAGAATAAAATAATTAATTTTGTAACCTTTAAAAACAAATACCTATGAAAACAAACACAACAAGTTTTGTTAAACAATTCATTGCTAAAGTAACAGGAGATAATGCTCAAGTACAAGCTGAAAAAGCTTGGAGATCTGCCAACTCTGCATTAGATGTTCAAATATCTAACATGACTGGAGATTTAATTCAGTTAGAAGATGCTGTTGAAGAAGCAACAGAAGCTTTAAACAATGCAAGAATTAACAATGGTCAACCTATTGCTGACAGGACTAAATACATTGAGAACTTAATCAATGCTAAAGCTGCATTAGAAACTGTTAAAGAAAATCTTGTAGACCACACATTTACATTAGATTTCCTTAAAGCAGAGAAAGATGCTTTAACAAACTAAAAAAAATAACCAGTACAGGTACAAAGATTCCTGTGTTGTCCTTTGTATATGCGTTGCTATACACTGGGCGACTGACTCTAAAGCGAGCGACTGGTTATGTGTTTTGTTCCCTTGAGAAAGGAATACTAATTAAGACTGAATTAAGGCAGGTACTGCGAGTGTCAGGCAACACAGAGGATTTCTCAGCCTTATTCCGGTGTGTGGAATTAAATTAACGCAAGAACTTTTGTAGTTAAAGTCATGTAGATGTGAAAACATAAAACTACAAAACAGATTGGCTCAAAGGCATGGGTTGCAAATTGAGGTTAATGTCCGCGCGTTGAAGATCAGAAGGAGGGTTATTGCGTGGTAGATTATTTAATTTATTCTTTACAATCTGAACAGGTTGCTTCCTGTTATTTATGGTGGGATGGTGGAATTGATAGACACTTCTTATGTGTCGCGGTATTAGACACTAAACGGAGCCAAATGCAGGTGTAGGTTTGAGTCCTACTCCCACTACAAAATCCTGACACCGCTGCTTACTACAGCTTGAGGTTGACAACTTGGAAAGACAAGCGTGAATAGTCTACGTGAGTGACATTACAACTATGAACAGAGCTTAGCAATAGGCTCTGTTTTTTAATGCTTAAAAAAGGGAAAAGCATATGAAAAAATTATGGAAGAAATTGTTCACTAGAACATATTCACAGGACAACAAGTTTGAGTTACTGTTAATTGATGAAGAAGGTAAAGGTGTATACCAAAAACTTGGTATCACAAAAGAAAGAAGTGATGAATTAATTGCTATCATGATAAAAGCTTGTGATAACAATGACAAGAAAATACCAGCTATGCAAGAAATGTTAATACAATGCAAACACATCAATGAAGTTGTTGTAATCTTACAATTCTTTAATAGTTACCTTGAACATCAAAACAGTAATCCTTTAGATGGGATATTGGGTGCAATAAGGGCAAGTAGAAGAAGATGAAAACTATAATAACATCAGTCTTAGGGTTTAATCTTAAGGCTGATATAGTTGATTTGAATAGTAATCTCCTACCAACAGGAATTAAGTCAACTTATTTCCCAGACAATATTGAACCTATTCAACCTAAAATGGTGAATAAAAAGTGGTTCACATCATTTAATGATGCTCTCTTGAATAAAATAAGAGATGCTAGATCAAATACCTATGAATATTAGAAATATAAATATCAAACTAGAAATGGAAGCTATCAGTCATTCATTAACAGGTTTTCTGCATAGTCATAAAAAAGAACAAAGAGAAGACTTTGTAAAATTGATTGAACATCTGCTTTATGATAATGAACCTGCTTGTAGTGCTTACATTAAGATTGCATTAGGTAATAGACTACCTACAATAATACCAAACAACACATTAGTAAGAATAGGAATATTTGCATTTAACTTTACTATGATAAAAAGTAAAGCTTTTAAAAATATATCACCTGACAACAAAGTTTCTGCAAAAGTTGTTGGCTTTTTTGGTTGGCATACATATTCACCTTACATGGTAGAAGTGGTAGTGCTGGAAGATGGCAGAGAACATGTTGACAATGTGAGAATTGATGGTAATGATATGGAAGTCATAGAAGAGTTTTAAGATAGTAATCTGTGGATTGCTTTTCCCGGTAAATAATGAGGGAAATGTCATAGTTTCCCTTTATTATTGTTTAGCTATATATTGCTGTAAAAGAATGCTAACATGTTCTACTATTTTGTAGAATATCTTACATTTACTAAGCTTTATAAAAACTGAATGATTTATCAATTACCCAACGGCAAAGTAATCAATATTTCTATTGACCAATACCTTGAAATGACTGATCAAGACATTCAGTATCTTATGTCTATAAATGGTGGTGATTATGCTACTAATCCTTTTACAGATTCCGCAGCATTAGACAATGCAAAAGAAAAAGTTTATGATTTTGACTATTTACCTTCTGATGAAGAAGATGTTGACAATATTATCTCAGATGATGAACCATTTGATGATATCATAGATCTTAACCCTTTGGATATATAATAAACCTGTAGGTTTATTTTTACTTATTGCATGCTTGAGTAGGTATGTGATATAGTATTCTATACTCTCAAAAATCTATTTATTAATTCTTAAAATTTTGTGTTATGAACTCAAAAGTTAAAGTTGTTGCTAATGAAGCAGGTGCTGTTATCAACTTATCAAACAATCCAGAATTTGGATTCATCCGTGTTGCTCAGGTAAAAAATGTATTTGATGACAATGGTTTCATGAAAAGAACTACCATTAGTGCATTAATTCATGGTACTGTTGCTGATCTTGAAGATTCTGGTTATTATGCTGATCAAGAATTACCAGGTAAAATTGTAATTATTGAAAGCTTAGAAGCTTTTAGTGAGAAAAATCCTAGTAAAGGAATTAAAGAAGCAGGTAAAACAGGTATTGTTTGTACATATGGTGGAATGCCTATCTACAGAAAAAGCATCTACACTGAAAATGCTGCTGCTCAAGATGTTTATGTTAAACATGACAATGTTGAGGAAATCAAAACTGCATATGCTAAACAAAAAGCTGCTGAAGGAAACTCAGCTGCAATGAAGCCAAATGCTGATTTTGACACTTTATAAAAACATAAAGGGGTATAAAAGCCCCTTTTATTTCTGAAATTTAAAATGTATATGACAATGGAAAAGCTGAAACAAGATGTAAAAAATTATATGTTACATGGGGATAGAAAACCTTACATGCAATATGAACAAGATAAGTATTCACCATACCAAAATTATCTTTATAAGAGAGTTTTATATGGTCTGGATGCACTACCATTAGAAGAAGTATTAATGATGTGTGGTAAAAAGAAACAGAGAATAATAAATGTTTACAAAAGAGCTCAAGCTATTATCAACAAATATAAGCATCAAGTTACTATAGTAAAGACAAATGCTTTATTTGCCACATTTTTCCCTAAAAGTGAAATCACTAAATCATTATCAGAATCTCAAGATATTGATGATAATTTCAAAAACAAACTTACATTCAAAGACCTTGGTATCACAAAAGACCATTTAGTTCAATTGTTTATCAATGAAGGTGTTTTACCAAAGAACTTTTTATCTTTGAAAGAAAAAGTATAATGAAAGCAATAAGTGAAATGAATAAGCCTGCATATGCAACTGTACATGCAGGCTTTTTACAACCAGGGATGACTAAAAAAGAATTAGTAGCTACAGAAGTTATGACATCTTTATTAACAAGTGGTAAATGGTCTGGTAAAGAAGATGGTTTCTTTCCAAAAGTAATTGAGTTAACAGAAGGTTTATTTAAACAATTATATGGAGAAGAAACTAAAACTCTGTAATGGTTGTGATGAACTTAAAGTTATCTGGAAAAACCATGAAGGAAATAAATATTGCCAATACTGTTGGGCCAAAGTTAAATCAGATGATCCTGAACATAAAAATGTTATTCCTCAGGTATCTGCTAAAAAGAAAAAGCAAGATGCTGAGTACCTTAAGTTAAGAGCGAGATTTCTTACAGAAAATCCAATGTGTGAGATTGGTGTACCAGGTTGTACAAGAAATGCAACTGATGTACATCATACCAGAGGAGGTGAAGAAAGAAGTGTTTATTACTTAATACAATCAACTTGGTGCAGTTCATGTAGGAATTGTCATGATTGGATTCACATGAATGCTGAAAAAGCAAGAATAATGGGTTGGTTAAAATAAATTGTTATGAGTTATACAAAACTGATTCATGCTAAAGGTAATAAATGTAAAAGTAGATTTGAACCAGAAACTATTTATAAGGAAAAAATTACTTGTAGAATGTGTAAGTTAAAACTTGCTACTGATAAAGAATTTGCTGAACAATTTGAAGCTTTCAGAAATGAACAAGATGCTAAAGACAAAGCAAGATTAAAAGCTTTAGATGAAGCATATATGGAAAAAGATCTAAGATGTCCTAAATGTTTTAGAAGAATGTCTTTAAGACAAAACAAAACAACAAAGAATTATTTTTTTGGTTGTTCAGGTTTTCCAATGTGTAAACAAATATTACCTTATTCTGATGAGAATAAAGCAAAATTTACAAAAATAAAATAATCATGGATTATAACAATGTTATTAGTAGAACCATTTTATTATATCATAGGGATAGACAAAGAGAATTTAAGAAATTAAAAGAAGACTTAAAAACTTGTTGTTGCTTTCCAACTAGAAAAAAGATTAAATCTAGATTGGAGGAATTAGAAATCATTTTAAGCAGAGATTATGCATTAGATAAAATTGGATTAGTACACAAACTTGGTGTAAAATACAAAGATCTTAATAAATATCCTGAAATGATTGAGATCGAACATAAATCAAGAATCCTTAAAAGAGCATTAGCATGAGTAAACCAAATGTAAAACAGATAACAGAAGTTGCAAAAAAATCTGAAACAATTGGTAATATTTGCTATGAAGAATTTCAAAAAACAAATAAATTAGAGTCAGCTAAAGTTGCTCTTAATGCTTTTAGAAACACTTTGTATGCAAATAGCTTACTAATTAAAAATGAAAAAATCTAAATAATATGTTAAAAGACAGACAAGATGTGCAAATGGAAGCACTATCTGAATTAGAAAAATACAACCGTGGTTGTGCTGTTCTTGGAACTGGTGTGGGAAAAACTCTTGTAGGTCTCACACATATGGACAGAAATACATCACCTATGGATAAAGTTTTGGTCGTTGCTCCTAAAAAAGCAATATTCAAATCTTGGAAAGATGATGCCATTAAATTTGATAAAGAGCATTTGCTTGGTAGAATAGTATTTACCACTTATTTAAGTATAAATAAACATGATCCAAGAGATTATCAAATTGTTTATCTTGATGAAGCTCATAGTTTACTTGATAGTCACCGGACATTTTTAAATTCTTATAGAGGTAAAATTATTGGTTTGACTGGTACTCCACCAAAAGTTGACTATAGTATCAAAGGTAAATTGGTAAATGAATTCTGTCCTGTAATTTATACTTTTAAAGCAGATGATGCTGTAGATAATGGAATCTTAAATGATTACAGAATCATAGTACACAAGTTAAAGCTTGATACTAATAAGACATTTCCTGTAAAAGCAAATAACAAAACTTTTATGGTCTCTGAAGTTGATAACTATGCCTTCTGGTGTAATAAAATTGACATGAGTATGGGTAACTTACAAATGTTGCGAATCATGCGTATGAGAGCTTTGATGACTTATACAAGTAAAGAGAAATATACTAAAAAGCTTATTGCTAGTATTACTCAGAAAAATAAAGTAATTGTATTTGCTAATACTCAAGAACAAGCTGATTTATTATCACCTTACTCTTACCATAGTGGTAATAAAGGAAGTGAAGATTGTTTAACTTGGTTCAAAGAAGGAAGTATTAAATGTCTTTCAACTGTTCATCAGTTGAGTGAAGGTGTTAATATTCCTGATTTAAAGCAGGGTATTATCATGCATGCTTATGGGAATGAAAGAAAATCTGCTCAAAGAATTGGTAGACTTTTAAGACTTAATCCAGATGATACAGCTGTTGTACATATACTATGTTATATAGGAACAATAGATGAGAAATGGGTTACTGAAGCTCTGGAAGGTTTTGACCAAGATAAAATTGAGTGGAAAGATTTTAATATCTCTTATTAATTGCTTAAATTGTATTATGGAAATTCTTAAAACACATCAGATTACTATGTATAATGATAATGAGCATTCATTTCAATACATAATGGCTAGTTTAATTAAATATTGTGCTCATCATCCTCATCAAGCAGAACAGTGTGCTTTAATTGCTCATAATAAAGGTGAATGTATTATAAAAACAGGAAACTTTGATGAAGTATTTGAGATACAGGAAAAATTAAACAAATTGGAAATTAAATCAGAAATCAAGAATTATGCAGGTGATATTTATTGATGGTTCAAATAAACCTAAGCAAATAGTAGATTCTGAATGGCCTGTAGAAGGTAAACAATATACTCTTAAAAAAGTATATAGAATGGGTTTACAACCAAATACATTTGGATTTGAATTATTAGAAATTTCTTTATCAGAGTTATCTACTCCATATGAACTTTATGATTCAAGAAGATTTGGTATTTTGATTGGAGGCCCTATCACAGAAGAAGTCTTTAAAGAAGAAGACATAGAATTAGAAACTCTTTAAAATCAATTATTTATGGCAAAAGAAGAATTAGCAGGATTGCTAAGAGTGTATTGTATTGACCCTGATTCAGATAATTTTCCAGTAAGTCTAGGAATATCTCCAGAAAGAGTTGAAGAATTAAATGATCATTTGGGTGATTTAATAACTTCTGAAAAAAGGTTAACAGTTGTACTTGAAAAAATGAGTTTAGTTACCAAGAATGCAAATGAATTATGTTTAGTAGCATTTATACTAGGTAAAAACGGTACATCCAATTCTTATGAAAGAGTTATTGAAAAATTATTGCTCAAAACTAGCACAAGAAAAATTGTTACAGATACCTTATTAAGTGAAGGTATTAAAGTAAGTTATGATTCAAAAGATAGTGGGCCAGAAGATAATGAAGAAGGATATAATCCAAGATTATGAGTTTAGCAAATTATAAAGACTTAGTAAAAGTTGTCATTGTAGATGATAATGCAACTACAATAACAGGAACATTAGGTATTACCCAAGAAAGACAAATTTTCTTGAAAAATCTTATTGATTCTTGTTTTGAGAAACATGATACAGTTACTGACATGATGGTTTATGTCAGTAATGGGGTAGTTCATCCAAATGAACTGGCTTATTGTGTTTACCATATTGGTTCCAATGTTGGTAAAAACAAAATTATTAATGAATTAATGAATATCTGAGATTAGTTAAACCAACTGTATCTGAAAAATCAATTAAAAATTTAAAAATGGAAAAAGCAGTAAAAACCACAGCAATAAAAAAAGTATCTAAAAAAGTAGTAACTGAAGATGCAACACAAGATTT